TCTTGGGGTTTTCGGTGTCCCATGATAAGTATTGCCAGCCACCTTTGGGGTACATTGCATCTGGGCAATTAGGGCATTTAATAAACCAATGCTTTTGGTCGCTGTTAAGCCAGTCAACATCAACACCTGTTTGCGGTAATGATGGGTGGCTAAACGTGTGTATCTGTTTAAACTTACTATGCTGCAAACGTGTTTGGTAATCCGCAATAACATCTAATTTGCTGCTATCTTTTTCATCGTGTACTAACCTATCTGCCGTAACCATAATAGCTGATTTTTTAGTCCATGTGCCTCTAAAATAAATCATGCTTCTACCTACAGCCTTTTGCTCAATACTGTCTTTATCGGCTACATCGGCTAACAATGGTGGATTATTGGCAATAATACGGTTTACCTTACCGCCCACAAACGTGCTTACGTCTTTGTCGGTAGGCAAAGTATAAATAATATCCATCTTGTACCGCTTAGCGTCATAGTGGTTTTTTAATATTTGCAAAGTACTCATTCCAACCTGGGCCGCTTTCATTACAACTAAATACTGCGATTGGTCGTCATAAATATCAAACAAAAACGGGTGGCTATCAAACTCTATCCTATCGCCCTTTTCGTTTTTAATTGCATACTCACCTAACCAATTTAATATACCTAAATTAATTTTCTTTTCCGTTGTTGGTATTTTCATTTGGGTCAACCATTATTACAACGCCGGTATCTCTAAACACTTCAATAAACCCGCTTTTATGCACTAACCGCACTTGTCCGCACCCTATACAAACGGTACGTACAACCTTTTCATTGTTTCGCGGCTCTATTGATGGAAATGATACAAATTGTGGGTGGTTACAGTTCATATATTTGCTTTTTGTTTAATCATTTGTAATGCGTCTTGCCTAGTTATAACACTACCGTATGTTGGTGATGATAAGTGTTCGGCAAGCTCATTTAATATACTAAAGCGCCGGTTTCTATCCTTAACCGCCTGGCATATAAACCTATACTGCGTGGCGTATGCTTCTGTTTCCTGTGCAATCCTAAAATATGCGTCCTCAATGTAACGGTGCCACCATGCGTCTGGGTCATCACCTTGCTGTTTACTGTGTACGCTTTCGTGTTCTACTAAGTGGTCTGGCAATGCTTGGCCGCTTGGCACAAAAATAATGTCGCCGTATGTAAATATTGTTGATGCTATAGACGGGTGCATGCCCGCTTTAATCACTTGCTCCCAAATCGGGGGCTTTTCATTTCTAATTTTTAAACTCATGTCGTTTTAAATATTCTATTATTTTTTCCAACGCGTTAGTACTGTCTTTAGCAAAACCGATAACTACATTGCAGTGAAAACATATCCATCCCCTAAACTCATTAGTCCTATGGTCGTGGTCAAGGCAAATTTTACCACCCCCACCACATATCTCGCATTTTTGCGGCTTCGGTTTTGTATGATGTTTTTTGCGGTAGTTCCATGACTTACCGCCTTTCCAATTAGGATTTTCTTCTGCTGAATTGTAACCTTTTGGATGTCGGGGCAAATTAGCTATAGAGATTTTAATTCTTGACGGTGTCTTCGCCTTACTACTTATCTTTAATCTAACTGCCTTACTGGGTATATGACCTTTCTTAAATGAAGTTTTATTTGCCTTCTTGTGTATTGGCTTCATGTGGTAGTTCTACTTCGGAATGTTCCGTAGTAATTAACTCTTTATCTTCTTCATCTGCACGCTTATATATATTGGCCCTAAGCCGTTCCTTAAACTCATTACGCAATGCTACGTCTTCGGGGTTTTCATCATCTAATGTGGTGGTAGCTACTATGCCGCTGTGTTCTACCTTTTGCTTTTCGCCAAATTCACTACTACGCTTACGTTCCAAATACCACTTAGCTGTCTGTATGTCTTTAGCGTCTAAAGCACCTATGATAACATTCCTTGCTTTTAGCACTGGCCTTTGCTTTATAAGGCGTTTCCACTCTAAGAAGTCAAGGTTGTCGTTTTGATATTTATATAATGTTGCTGGTGCAATATCTGCATATAAGCAAGCCTCATCATCAGTACACCCTACTGCAAATGCAGCTTCTAATTTTCGGAGTACCGCCTCTGTAATGGCTGGCTTTCTACCCTTCCTTGATTGGTTTGTGGGCCTGCCACCTTTATTTGGTTCTTGATTTTCCATGGCTTCGCCTAAACAACTCTTTATGTATTAAAAGTGCCGTATCTACAAACTGCTCATAAAGTTTAAACAGCATTTCGTTATTAAATCTACTAAGCTCATTTTTGGTTCGTTTGCTCTTTTTTGACATATTTACTTAGTTCGTCTTGATAAGGCCAAAAGTCTTTCATACATTTTGCGCAACCTATAGGCGCACCTCTTTTGGCGTTCCTGTACAATTCATTAACTACTTCGTTCTTATGCTTACAAAGTGTACAGGTAAAGATTTTCATATTATACCACAATTTAAATCTTATCCCAAGCCTATAATTTAACTGCTTTATTGCCCGTGTAATCTTCCCAACGTCTTAGACAAACATCTACGTATTTGGGCAATATATCCATTGCGTAACAAATTCTGCCCATTTTCTCTGCTGCAATAATAGTAGAACCAGAACCAACAAAACAATCTAATACTATTTCATTCTCATTACTTGCATGCTTTATCGGTCTTTCACATAACTCTATGGGCTTAGCTGTCGCATGGTCTTTATTCCTTCCAATTTTCCTTTGTATGTGCCAAACATCCCTATATTCTTCGCCAAACCTATTTTCTATTTTGGGACTTCCTATTTTTCCAACAACAATTATTTCGTATGTAAATTTATAATCGCTCCCTAATCCATGAACCATTTTATCCCATATTATTGCGTTGCTTACTTTTATATTTTTTTCTAAAATCTCCTTAATTAATCCGTAATTTCTCCAATCAATACAAACATAAAAAGCGCTATCTTGTTTGGTGTTTTCTACTAATCTTAAAAATGATTCTTCAATAAGCTCCTTATAATCCTCTACAGATAAAGCATCTTGAAACATATGATTCAACCAGGTTGAATCATGCTTTAATTTCATTCCAGTATTATATGGCGGGTCAACAAATACCATATCTGCTTTTGCCCCAGCCATTAATATTTCAAAATCTACTTTACTTGTAGCATCACCACACATTACACGATGCTCTCCAAGTTGCCATATATCACCTCTTTGTGTACGCACAGGAACACTCTCTGGTATATCATCATCTTCCTGTTTAGAGGATAAAATAAGGTCTTTACCAAATCCTGTAAAATCAAGCATTTCATCGGGCAATAGCTTTAACTCATCAACCACTAAGCCCATCTTCCAATCACTCTCATTTAATTTATTATCAGCTAACCTATATGCTTTCTCTTGCTCTGGTGTTAATGGTATATCTTCCGGCGCGCCGTGTACTGTATTGCCCTGGTCATCAATTACCCATACAGGTTTTAATATGTCTTTATAACGCTCCCAGGTAGCATAACGACCATGGCCTACGACTATAACACCTTGCTGGTTTACCAAAACCGGCTGTCGCCACCCCACCTCACGTACAATATCCCTTAATTGACGCAATTGTTTATCTGGATGTTCTTTAGCATTATTATCATAAGGTCGTATTTCCATATAAACCTACAAACCGTTTACTGCCTGCTCATAACCATCATTAGCCCTCTCGCGCGACTTAAATGCGCTGCCTTCCGGCTCTACAAGCTCAAGATTAATATAACATCGTTCTTTTGCGCTAATACAACGCAATAATGCCCGTATTGAGTCAATATTTGCCCCACTTTTACCAATAACCTTTCCCATATCGGCCTGGGCAACATGCAATGCAAGCATAATACCTTTCTCGCTATTACTGGCCTCTACCCTTACTTCCTCGGGGTTATCAACTATTGCGCGTATTACATTTTCTATAAATTCTTTAGCTGTGTTCATATTTATTTTTTCTTTTTAGTGGGCGCAGCAGCATCAAGCTCAATGCTTTCACTAACATCGCTTGCCGTGAACATAATCTTTTGCGTACCAATTATTTTAAACTCGTAATGAAATGGATAATAATATAATACTGTTTTGCTGGTATCTTCGTTTACTTTGATATAAAGCGCGCCGGTACCTTCAAATACCCTATTCTGTGTTGCATCATCGGTAACTACAGCTAATTTTTCATCATTAACTGCCTGGAAAACATCATTATCATCTAAACGCCACACAATAACACCAATATCAATATAATTGCTTTCTTTAATCGGATGAGATACGTCTTGTCCGCACGTAAAACATTTACCTGGTATAGCTTCGTATTCTCTGCCTAAACCCTTTTCTTTAATTGGACTTATAATTTGAAGTTTAATCATTGTGTTTTTTCCTTAGGGGACTCGCAAATCATACCCGATGAGGTCACTAATATAGACGCAATAGATACCGCACTCTCAACCGCAGCAAGCAATACATCAACTGGGTCTATAACGCCGACTTCCAAAAACGGCCCCGTCTTTCTTGTTACTACGTTCATTGCTTCGCCTTTGGGTAATTGTAAGTTTTCATCAATACCCATGTTTTCCAACAATTGACGCATTGGATATTGTAATGCCTCATTAAGCAATGGACTTGACGTTACGGTACGCGCAAGCTCTAGCCCCGCGCCACACACCACACCATGCGTATAAGCTGCCTTAACCGCATTAACCGTGTCCTCTACTTTATATTTTAATGCTTTTTGCTCATTCTCAGTAGGCGCGCCAACTTTAATAATTGCTAAGGTATTTGTGAATAACCCTAAACGATATTGCAATTTCTTCTTTTCCTTTTCATCCTTTTCTTTATCAATTAAATTCTGCAATGAAGAAACGGCAAGTAAAATATCTGCACGCTTACCTTTGGGGCCAACAATTATACTTTCCTCGCGGCGACAAATAAACCTTTCTGCGTGGCCTAAGTCTTTTACTTCTAAATTCTCTAACTTATTGCCCTTTTCATTTGTAGCCATTTTAGCGCCGGTAAGGTTTGCTAAATCTTCAAGCAATACGTTACGGTCATCTACTTTTGGTAAATTAATTGCCACAGTAAGAAACTTACCCTGTACCTTATTAACCACTGCGGTTGCCAATGCGCCCTGTTCCATGTTTTCACAAATAACAACAAGGTGGTTTTTTTTCTCGGCAACTAACTTTTCCATTATTGGCAAAATGTCATTGGCTTCGGTAAGGCGGTAATCGGTAATTAAGATGTTTGGCTTCTCAATTACTGTTTCCATACGCTCGGGGTTAGTAATCATGTAGGGGCTTATATAACCAACATCTAATTTAACCCCCTCTGATGTTTCAACGGTTGTTTCCATTGTTGGCGACTTATCAATTGTAATAACCCCATCTTTGCCCAATTTAAAATAAAGGCTAGCGACCATTTCCGCAATTACTTCATCATCAAAAGAGATAAGCGCCACCTTTTTAAGTTCTTCTTTTGTCTTAATCGGCTTGGCTGATTTTTTAAGCTGCTTTTGTACATCTAACAAACCGCGCTTTAATTCTAATTCAATCTTGCGGCCATCAATTTTATTCTTACGGGCAATTTCGTTAATAATGGCCTGTAAAATAATAAGCGACCCCGTGGTGCCATCACCAACGCGGTCATTAGTTCTAATTGCCGCCTCTCTAACAATATTTATTACTGCATTTTCTGCTGGGTCTTCCAGTTTAAAATCACGGGCAATCTGTACGCCATCATCAACAACCATTTTATAAAGCTGGTTTGAAATTATAACCTTATTGCTTGCTGGCCCCAGCGTTGGCCGTATCATATCCACCATTTTATTTATTGCTGAATGGATAGTAGCAAAGGTCTTATCTTTAACTA